AAGTAACTGCCGTGTCTGCAATATCGCCAGCGATTTTTCTGATTGCTGAAAAAATGTTACTGTTCTTCAATGCACCTGCGCCCACATATAGGCTAGTATCTTCACTGGTCATTGAAACTAGTGCGTCAAAAAACGGGTCTGTGTTGTCATCGCGTTGTTTATCTGTCTTAAATAGATTAGAAAATAATCCCATTTACTCCACCTCCTACTTATAGATTGAAACGTTTGCCACTATGGAAGCATTAAAGCCTATAGTTATAACCCGTCCACAGTGGCAAGTGCTAGAAGCTAAACTGATCGCTTGCAAAGTAGTCTGAATCATGCTGAACTTTTTCCGAAACCAGTACCGCTTTTGCCTGCGTGTAAGCATTCATCAGGCTTGCTAACGGGTCGATCTTATTTTGTGATTTTGCCTTATCAATCAAAGGATTCTGCAAGCGGTCATATACGATAACTGCATTATTGACCGCGTATTTTAGTAGTTGGTTATCGTCGTGTTTAATCTTGTGGTTGAACAGGTCTTCCCTAAACTGCATCGTTGGTTGTGCCAGCGTCTTCCGTCCCTGTCTTACTTGGATTAGCTGCCAGTCAGTTTTCTTTTCAAATTTAGGAATCAGCTCTCCGAACCTGTAAGGGTCATAGCATACGCCTTGAACTTTCAGATCATATTGGTCTACTAAGCGCAGAATGTATTGAAAGATTTCGTCGTAGTCAATCACACCACTTTCTAGCTTGGTAATCGAGCATTCACCGCGTTCTTGACCTTTTCTATAATCGAAATGATCGCGTTTAATCTTTTCATCTAAGCCGTATTTGGTGCCAACCCACGAATGCGAATCCGCAAACAGGAATTTTTTATCTTTGTCTTGCGTGAATGGTATGAGCCAACTAACACTCGTTAGGTCAAAATCTTTAGATAGGTCTATACCAAACCAAACAGGCTTTTTACTTATGTTTGGCGTGTCTATCGTTTCTTTTTCCCAGTCTTTAACAGGAATGTATGAATTTTCCCTGTTCTGCAGCCATAAATTTGCATTTTTGACGTATACAGGAAGTAAGTTGTCCTGCTCGCTTGCTAGATTAATGGAGTTTATTAATTTTGGGAGCATTACAGACCTCCTGTCAGCATTAGCAAGAAGCGGATTTGACTTCTCTAATAGCATCGGGTCTTTAAGCGCTTTGATAACCTCGTTTTTATAGTCCTGCTCGTAAATCGCAATGAATAGATCGTCTGCTTGCTTTTTCCCGTCCAATATTTCTTTGGCAAACTGATAGTCTTTATACATCGGTGAGTTCAAGTTATTACCGCTCGTTGAAATAACAGCCAGTAATGCATTGTCGCTGTTGATCTGTCCTGTTTTAATGACTTCTTTAATATTTCTGTCAGTTGCTAAGGCGTATTCATCAATAACTGCTAGATCGCTTCGATAACCGTCCAACGCTTGCAAGTTGCTTGCCATTGCGACCGCGTGCGAATTACTAGTCAAGTCAAATACTTCTGCATCATTGATTTTTAAGCGTTGTCTGATTGTAGGGCTTTCTTTGGCAAGCTGTCGCAAACCGTGTTTAAACATGTTGAATGCGATTTTTGCTTGCTTAAAGGTATTAGCTGTAAAAAGAATTTCTCGTGATTGTGGCGGTTTATTTTCAATTAGCAGATAGATACTAGCGATACAGGATAATAGAAAAGATTTACCGTTCTTTCTGGAGAAGCTGATAAAGCATTCACTGTATCTGCGCGTATCATCTGACTTTTTGCGCCAACCAAATAACTCGCTAACTAGGAACTTTTGAAATAACTCTAATTTTAAGGGCGTTCCCTCTGCGGTTGGTAGAATCTGAATGAAGTTAATTGCCTGCTCTGCTAATGCTTCATTGAAGTAATAAGGGAAGTCGTCTTTTTTGGCTCTTCTACGGTCGCGTTTGTCTCGCTTAAGTGCCTTTTTAATTTCTCGACAGGCTTGAATTTTGCCGTCTATAATTGCTTTTTCGTACTCGCTAATATAATCATTCATTACCGTTCACGACCTTTAAGAACGGGTCTTTGCTCGTGTCTTCGTGGTTCTTTGCGCGGTTCATTTCAACTCGTGCCCGTGAGTTAGGTGTAATTCCTAGTTCCTTTGCTAACTTCTGTAATTGCACGGTTTGCTCATTCTGGATTTTTTCATAAAGGTTCTTTTTACCGTCAACAACCAAGCCCTCTTTTTGTAAATGTTGGTTTGCAATAATAATGTTTGCATATGTGGCGCAAAAAGTTGCTAGAACTGGAACGTCAAGCTGTTTGAAGTTCTCTTTCTTGTTAGCTTCCACAGTGGAATAAAAGATTTCAGTTGCTAGTTCTCCCAACCAGTCAGGAGCTTTAACTTCTAAGTTCTGATAAGCGTCTAGTCCTTGCTTATAAAGCTCTCTTTTGTGCCTGTCTTCTTTGGTATAAGCGCCTTTTACTTCCTTTTTAAAACTTGCCATTTTGGTTTTCACCTCATTTTTAAATATAACTTAATTAAACATTTTTTTACTAACATTAAGTAAGTATTTTGCATTTTTACTAAACATTTTTAAAAGCGGAACTGCCTGATCGCGCTCCCGACGGGGCAACATAGCCCCCGCCTTAATAATTCAATTCGTTTAAATGGTATTTCTTTTCGTCTTCAAGAGATTTCTCATTGTGGCAAGAAATGCACAGCGATTGGAAATTACTTTCGTCCCAACGCTTTTTCCAACCCTCATCGGTTCTGATCGGAATAATATGGTCGACTGCTCTTGCACGAATATACAAGCCTTTTTCATAGCATCTAACGCAAAACGGGTGTTTTGCACGGTAGTTCCTAGAAACTTTCGTCCAGCGGTAGGAATGGTAAAACTTTTGATACTTCCCGTAGACTTTTCTTCTATAGCTATAGTTCCATTTCCTAGAATGCTTTTCTGGTTTTAAGGAATCTGTGCTGTGTTTTTTGCAATACCTTTGATTGAATGGAATTAATGTATTACACCCAACATGATTACAAGTTTGAAGTGGGATCACTGATAGTCATTCTGATTTTCTGGTTGGTCTACTACGTCCATATGATCTTTTTTAATTGTTAGCACGTCTAAGCCATTAACTTGATCGTCTGAATTGATATTCAAAATATCAAATACACCGTCTTCAAGCTTTAATACGTTGAATTGTTCAAACATCTTGATATTCTTTTGAACGAATTCGTGTCTAACTGTAATGTTTTTAATGCTAGATATTAACAACGTTGAATCAGAGTTTGGCTCTACGTTTTGCTGATTAACGTTAGTGCGGTACTCACCATACCAGAATGATACATTGCTACTTTTAAATTTTTGATAAGGCACACCATTCATATCAGTATTGTCTTCAAATGTGCCTAGTATTGCCAGGTGCTTCATGCGGTTTATTCTGTAGTTTTTCAAGTTAATTCACCTGCTTTTTTATCATAGTTTTTAGTTGTAAACGTGGTTCATCTATTACTTTAATTATACCACGTTTTTCTTACTGTGTTAAGACAGTAATACAGATAAAGATAAGCTGACCCGTCAATTTAACGGGTCAGGTCAATTTAACGGATGAAAATACAGGTTACCTATAAGTTACCTAAAAGTTACCTATAATTTCAAATATAGGTAACCTTTTAAAATGTCGCTACTTGCTTACTCCCACAAGGGGTATAGAGCTTCAAAATACACTGCTTTAAAAATATAGGTAACTTATAGGTAACCTCTGAATCCCTTGTCGCTCTAAGCGTGAAGTGCAAAAAGTTACCTATAATGGTGTTTTTTCTCGCTAACTTTTATATAAAGCTATATATTATGTAAAGCTATGTCTTTATTACTTTACATAATAATTTCTTTTAAAAAGTGTTTTATAAAATAGGGGTTATAGGTAACCTTTTGGGCTTTAGCCTTACTCCCACAAGGAGTTACACGGTTACCTATAGGTTACCTATAATTTTTTTGGCTTAAATGTGAATCGCCCTAACCCTTGATACATAAGCACCTGTGGAGGTTACCTATAGGTTACCTATAAGTTACCTATATTTTATAGAATAAACAAAAACAGCCCTACTCGCTGTAAGAGTAGAGCCGTCTTTTTTCGGTTACCTATGTTTTTATTCACCTATATAGAAAAACACCTTTTTTGATTTTCCATTTATCTTTTTGACCTTTTTAACATATCCCAAGTGTTCCATATAATAATTAATCTCGCTTGCTTCTTTTTTGTGTCTAATGAAGTAATCCTCATCATTAAACATTGAGTAAGACAAACTGCTAGGAATAATGAAGTCAGCATCTGCAAAATCACTGGCAATAGTTTCATTTAGTTTGTCCTCAAGCGCTGTGGTTTGAATAAATTGTTCGCGGTTTTCTTTTAATAATTTTTCGTCCGATTCACTTAATGCAAACGGGTCTTCACTGGCTTCATATAAATGTACAGCTTCACCCCAAATTTGTTTTACGTAATTTTCACCAAGTTCTGCATAAGGAAATTTTATTTGATTTTTCGGATTTACTAAGATGGTCATAAATCTACGGTCGCCTGAACGGTCGCGCAAGTGGGCTTTTTCGTTGGTAGTTCTTGCTATGATGAAATGCTTAGCATATTCTTCAGTGGTTCTACCGTATGGTTTACGATATTTGAATGTTTGCAGTGTGATAAATTTTTTGACTTCTGCAAAACCGGATTTATTAGACGCGTCCATTTCATCATCATTAACAATGAATGCATCTTTCATGTTTGCTAAATCATCTTTATCAGTAAAGCTCGTAAATTGATCTGTATAGAGCCCTAAGGGTGCGATTTTATGTAATAGAGTAGTTTTACCAGCCCCTTGACCCCCCAC